GAAGTTAAAGACGGTCGCCTCGTCTTCAACTGCGATCCTCGCCAGGCCCGTAAAAAGCCTGCCGCAGTTGCTCCTGTAGCCGCTGCGGCTGCTCAACAGAAGTAAGGGGAGGGCGCCGCCATGATCGTTCTCGACCGCGTTCTCTGCGACTGCTGCGGCGACGATATGGGGCAGCTCCTGGGCGGTGAAGTTGTCCGCCCTGGTGCGCTCGTCGATCAGCGCAAGGCGCCCAACTTCGCAGTCTGCCCGGACTGCTTTTCCGACGCTGCCGAATATCTCGGTCTGCCACCACCTCAGGAGGCCGCTTAGATGGACTACGAGTGCGACGAGTGCGGTGAATCGTTCAACTCCGAGGACGATGAAGCCGAATTTGCATTGATCGAGGACGGACAAGTTATTTGCGCGTTCTGCAACTCGGAACAAGAGGGCGACTAGATGCCTGAGTCGCTCACGGAACTAACGGTAGAGGGTGTTATCGCCGTGTATACCGCAGCTTTCATGCTCACGGTCGCAGCTTGGGCCATGGGCTGGAAAATCGGCGTCGCTGTTGGCGTCATTCGAAAACTGTAATAGGGGAAACAATATGACTGAGATTTTCGCTGCTGTTGACTTCACCAGTGTTGCCGCCTGGGTCGGCGCTACCGGTGTTGCAATTATCGGTATCACCATGGCCTTCAAGGGCATCGACCTGGGCAAGCGCGGCGTCAAGAAGGCCTAACGCCACGCGCAATAGCAGGGAAGGGGCAGCAATGCCCCTTTTTTATTCATGGAACAACTAGCGATTACTTCGGCGGATATAGCCATGCTGGCTTATTCGCTCGTCTTTCTCGGCGGGGTTATAGGCGGATGGGCATTTATTATCGGTATGCAGCAGCGGCCTTAATCCTGCTGTTCTGCGCTGACTCTTATGCAGTAACGCGAAAGACTGTTAACCACGGCCAGTCTAAGGCATCTGTTATTAACGGGGGTGGTGCTTCTTTCCAGACTCCTAGTGGGGATGCCGCTTATTTCGGTCAGGACTATGTAGACGAGCATACGGCAGGAAGTCGCTTCACGACCAATGATAACCCTACCGGTTCAACTCGCGACGATATCAAGGCTAAGCAGAAGGTTCCTGTTAAGCCGACCATAACTGTTAATCCTAAGAAGGCTGCAAAAGCCGTAGTTTCTGGTATGCGCGGCGGTGTTCCTGGCATTATCGCCTCAGCCGCTGCCAGTGCCATTATTGGCGCCGTCGACGGTGTCATTGAGGACGGAGCTGTAAAGGTTCCTACAACCCTTACTATCCCTCCATCATCTCCAGGGGATTACTACTGGACGCGCAGCGGTTCGCCAACTCAGTACCCCACTGCGATGGCAACTTGTGAGGGCATCCGGAGTAACAACTATCCCACCAGCCAGACGCGCAATATTCGGATCACTGGCTACATCGACACAAACCGTTGGGGTTGCAGGTTTGAGGTCTACTTCCCCACTTCCGGCAACTGGATGGATACCAGCAACTACGTTTATCGCCAGGGCGCCGCATGCCCAGCTGGCTCTACGTTCGATACTGCCTCAGGTTCTTGCACTGCTACAGCCTTCATCGATCCATCCGATTCCCACTGGATTACTATGGAAGATTGGGCCTCCGTTCGTGATTCCGATTTTGTCCGCGATATGGTTCGTGCTTCTTGCGAGGGCTCTATTTCTCCCTCCAGCTGTTATGAGGATATGGCCGACTGGGGCAACCTCCAGGGCCCCTCAAGTCAGACCGGCCCCGCTCAGGTCACCACTACGACGAAGACCAACCCTGACGGCACCACGTCCACGACCACCACCACTACGCAAAATCGCTATGAGTACAACTTCGGCCCGAATTATTACAACTACAGCACCACCACTAAAACCACGCAGAATACTGATGGCGTAGTAACTGAAACTGAAACTACTGACGGCAGCCCCGAAGATACTCCAACCCAGGAAGAGGACAGCTCCGATTATTCGTTCGACGATACTGATTTTCCCGAAGTTCCATCATTCTACGAACAGAAATATCCCGACGGCCTCGAGGGCGTCTGGCAGCAGGCGAGGGCGGATGTAGATCAATCTGCGTTTATGCAGTTTCTCCAGGGCTTTGTACCTTCTTTCTCCGGTTCCTGCCCTTCGTTCGGTCTTGGCTTTAATATCGCGTCCTGGGCGAACTACGGCACTATTCAGTTCTCTTCCATCTGTTACGTGCTGGACTTCGTAAAAATCATTCTGCTCGTAACTGCACTATTTACGTTCCGTAAAGTCACTTTCGGGGGTTGATATGGCTGGCATCTTTCAGTTCTTTACCGCCATCTTGGCGAAGGTCGTTAACTTCGCAAAATGGCTCCTTCTTTGCGTCAAGCAAATATTTGTCGATATCTGGAATATCCTCACCGATTTAGTGTGTTGGTTGTTTGAGGCCGGTTTAGGCATTGCTATTAGCGCCTTGAATGCCATTGCTATTCCGTTCAATCCGCAGACTTACTACAGCATGATTCCATCGGATGTTGCTAACATGCTCGGCTATATCGGTATACCCCAGGCTCTTAGCATTATTGTTGCTGGCCTCGTTATCCGTTTCTTATTGCAAACCATCCCGTTCGTTCGCTGGGGGTCCTGATCATGATTAATCTTTTGCTGGGTCAACCGGGTGGCGGTAAGTCGTATGAGTCCGTCGCATTCCATGTTATTCCGGCCGTGGTAGAGCAGGGCAGAAAGGTTATTACTAACTTGCCGCTCCGTTTGGATATGTGGGAACACTTCTTTCCAGGCTCTACCAAGCTCATCGAGATTCGCGGCAACTATCAGTTCGAAGGCAAGCTGTATCATCCGTTCAGCCGGGTCGAAGACTTCGGCGACTCTTGGCGCGGCAAAGATGAACTCGGCCCGCTCTATATCATCGACGAATGCCATAAATCCTTGCCGCGCCTTGGCACCCCGGTAAACGTTGAAGAGTGGTTTGCCGAACATCGCCATGAAGGCGCTGACGTGCTGTTGATTACTCAGTCATACGGCAAGATCAATCAGGCAATTCGCGACGCGGTGCAAGTCGTTTACCGCTGCAAAAAAGCAACCGCTTTCGGCAGTAATGAAAAGTACATTCGGAAAGTTCAGGACGGACTGCGCGGCGAAGTCGTCAACACTCAGATTCGCGAATATGAGAGCAAGTATTTTCCGCTCTACAGGTCGCACACCAAGAGCAACGGCGCAGTCTTGGAAGCCATGGCCAACGATATCGTTCCGCTCTGGAAGCGTTGGCCTTTCAAGGGCGCTGCGATCTGCGCCGCCATCTTCGTCATGCTGGTCACTTCGAGCTCACCCGCGACGACAAGAAGGTCCAGCAGCCGCCCAAGGCTACACCTGCGCCGGCTCAGATTGTCGAGGTCATCCAGGCGCAGCCTGAGGCGCCTCCTGTCGAGGTTGCACAGCCTCGCGGCCCGGATCAGCTGATTCACCCGTATCAGGGTTATACGATGCATTTGGCCGCTCTCCAGCAGGGGCAGCGTACTCGCCCTGGTGACGATCACCCGACGCCGTACCTCAATGGCTATGTGACGATCAGCCAGAACGGCCAGCCGATCCGTCAGGTCAGTTTTCGCGACCTCGAGGAAGCCGGCTATACCATCGTTTACCACTCGCTGACCGTCATCAGCCTGGAGTTCAAGGGCTTCGATGTCGGCTACGTTGTCGCCGGGCTGCCTCAGGTGTCACTTGCAGGCAAAACCCCGGATAAGCAGACTGGCGGCTAAGCGGGAGGGCTCCCGCTTGCGGGAGGGACCCGCTTAGACGACAGGAGGCTCACATGGGCATGTATGACCGCGACTGGTACCGCGAGGAACGCCGCCAGCAACGCCAGTCGCAACAATCGAGCAAAGCTCAACCCCAGCCTGTAAGACGACCCAGCGGGCCGCCTGACGTGTTCAGCCTTGTCGGCATCCTGGCGATTCTCGCGGCCATTGCCGCAGTAGTCGTTATCCTAGGCTTCGCATAATGTATATTATGTTAAATAACGTGCCATTTCAGATATGTGCATGAATGTACCAGCCCCCGATTCGTTAGAGTACCCGGAAGTGAAGATCCAAATTTCTGTGTATCAATAATCCAAATCGCGG